CGGCCAAGTTTACGGCCTTAATATCCCGCACAACGCCGCGCACTATCCGAATGACAACCCGGGCAATAACAGAACGCTCTGGGGCCTGAAACACACCACCAATCCTTACAAGGCAAAACCTTACGTTCAGAGTGAGGGAACGAGCGGTCTTTATATGCTCGGCGAGTGCTGTACAGATCCCGAAGCTGAAAACCCAGATCAAGTGTACATAGCCAATCGGGACAACGTGGACAGACCGCCACACGAATACGCCGATTACTGGACGGCGTGGGATGTCGAAACAAAATAAAAAGGAGTGGCGAACATGGATAACGAACAGCTCGCCTTAAGGTTACAGGAAACGACAGACCGGTCTCTCCGCAATGAAGGACGTATTAAGAAGTTGGAAACCGAAAATATCGTATTACATGAACTCGCGAAATCTGTAGCGGTCATGGCTGAACAGCTTAAGACGATGAACGGTAGCGTTAATACTCTTACGGCTAAGGTAGAGGAGATCGAGGCGAAACCGGCGAAAAAGTGGGACGGCTTGGTGGACAAGGTTATTCTCACGATCGCCGCCGCCCTGGTCGGATTCCTGCTCGCTCAGCTTGGGTTATGAAAAAGATTTTGCGAAACGTGACAAGTGCGGTGTAGGTGAATGAGGTGAAAAAATGCCGGATATAAGTGATGTTATAAAAATTGCCGAGGCAGAAGTCGGATATCTTGAGAAAGCGTCAAACTCTCAGCTTGAAGATCCAACCGCAAATGCCGGGAGCGGCAACTGGACAAAGTACGCGCGAGACCTCGATAAAATCGCGGGATGGTATAACGGGCCTAAAAACGGATACGAATGGTGTGCGGTGTTTTTTGATTGGGTTTTAATTAAAGTGTTTGGCGCTGAGCTTGTGAAAAAAATGACGAATCACACCACGTCAGGCGCCGGCTGCACGTGGGCGGCGCAGGCTTACGTTAAGGCAAAACAATGGGCAGCAAGCCCGGCTCCGGGAGATCAGATCTTTTTTGGAAGCGATTTAAACAGCTGCACACACACGGGTATTGTTTACAAGGTCGCTAGCGACAGAGTTTACACGATAGAAGGAAACACTTCGGGGGCATCCGGAGAGGTAGCAAACGGCGGAGGAGTCTGCAAAAAAAGCTATGCAAAAAGCTATTCGAGGATCGTTGGATACGGGAGACCTAAATATGAATTGGGAGATGAAGAAATGACGGGCGAAGAAATATACAACAAGCTTTATGAATTCCTCGCGGGGAAGGAGTGCCCGGAATGGGCGCAGGCGGAGCTTCGGGAGGCTATTGATGCCGGCATAACAGATGGCACAAGACCAATGATGCTTGCGACCAGGCTTGAGACTGCGCTTATGACAAAGAGAGCGGCTGAAAAGAAATGAGCGCAAAAAAGAAAAGAATATTTGCCGATGCGATAATAGTGCTTTGCCTGACTGTTGGGCTTGTTATAACGGCCTCGGTCATATACGAGTATCACAGACTTGATACGCCGATGCCGGCGGCGGTACTTGCAGTTCTGATAGGACTGTGGGGCGGAGAGCTTTTAATAATTGCAATGCGGCAAATATTGGGACCGGATATAGTAACGCAAATCAAAACGAAAAAAACCGATACAGGAGGTGTAACAAGTATATGAGCAAATATATAGGAGAACTGATACCGATCGTAGGAGCGTTGGTTATATGCACAAACATAATAACCGAGGTGCTTAAAAAGCTGCTTGAGGGTAAAATCGCAACAAACATTGTGGCGTCAGTGGTGTCCATGGTTTTGACGCTTTGCGCATTTTTTGCGTTCTGCGCTGCAAAAGCGATTGTGATCGAATGGTATTACGTTGTGAGCGCAGTTGTTGTTGGATTTGCTGTTGCATACGCTGCGATGTTTGGGTTTGATAAATTGAAGCAGACCCTGGAACAGATAAATAAATAAAACGGGTGGGGGCTGGCGCTTGCGTCAGCCTGCGCTTATATCCCGGAAAAGGAGGCGCAAAGTGCCGAGCAATATATTAAATGCCGATGTTGGATTTCCAAAATTTACACAGGAGCAAAGCAGCGATGAAAAGTTTGAACAGATAACAAATTACCTGTATATGCTTTTGGAACAGCTGCGGTATTCCATGGGCAATCTTGACGCCGGAAATTTTAACGAGAGCGGACTTGCTGAAATAGGCAACACAATTACCGAGCCTTTAATGATAAGGCTTGAAAATGATGAAAACGATCTTGCCAGCTTGTCACTTGTTACGGATCAGCTGTGGATCAAATACGAAGACGCAGAAGAGAATATTGCGGAGCTTACAATTACGGCTGGAGGGCTTTTAACAAAAGTTGGCGGATTGGAAGGCGAAGTGTCCACGCTAACGCAGACCTCGAATGCGTTGATATCAAGAATAAGCGCAACGGATGGCGCTGTTTCAGAGCTTACGCAGACAGTGAGCGGCCTTGCTTCGCGAGTAAGTTCTGCTGAAGGAAATATCAGCACTTTGAGCCAAACCGCAAACGCGCTGTCTACAAGGGTGTCATCAGCTGAGGGCAACGCATCGGCGGCTGTGCAGACGGTAAACAGCCTTCAGCTGAGCGTTTCAAACGGGGAATTGAGCTCTCAGATCAGCCTTTATGCAAACGGAGCGGAAATAAGCTCACAAAGTATAACGCTGACAGGCGTTGTCACGTTCTCGAGTCTTGAAACCACAGGAAAATCAATAATAAACGGCGACAACATAACGACCGGCACGATAAAGTCGATAGACATCGAGGGCAGCACGTTTAGGTGTGTATTGGATTCGAGCGGCAATATAGGCGGGGAAATCGAGATGTACTATATTTCTGCGATACCCTCCTGCCTTGCCGGAGGCCTCCGGCTTGACGATCAGGGCGGCTCCGGAAATGCACGGTACAGAATGTTCCTTTATACGCTGTCGCCGTTTGATATTCCGTTTGCGCTCAAAATAGAAAGTGCCGGCAGCATGAGTATAGATTCAAACCAGAACATATATATGCGCGCTTACGGCACGGGCGGAATAAGTATTACGGCTGATGAAATACGGCTGATCGGAAATGTATACGTAAACGGAGTTTTAATTGAGTAAGGAGAAACAGAATGCAGCTTATCAAATGTGTTGACGCTTATATAGCTATTAAAATTCTTTGTGAAAAAGAGTGGGACTATAAAACGGCGTATGAGCTTGTGAAAATTAAAAGAAGACTGCAGCCGCACGCGGACTTTTTCGTGGAACAGGAAAAGAAGCTAACCGATGAATGCGCAGCCAAGAATGAAAAAGGAAACATTATCTGGTCAAAAGAGGGCACTTTTAAACTTAAAGATGCGCAGGCCGGCGAGCGGTTCGCTCTTGAGCGGGAAAAACTCGGCCAAATTGAAGTGGGAGAAAAAATAGAGCCGGTGACGATAAAATATCCGGATCGAATATCGCCGGCAATGCTGGAGGCCTTAGACGGATTTGTAAACTTTAAAGAGGAGGATAATACGTGAGTTATAAGCTCCCGCGTATGGTGTACGCAGACGGGATCCGAAAAGCGGCACAGACTAAGTTTAAAGGATACAACCACACGCTGGCCGCGCATGACGGCGAGATATGGGATATGAAAAACATGAGCAGTGATTTTTATCCGCTGCTCGGCCCCAGAAAAGCGCGCTACTGCGTGGCTACTCTTGATAAACCAAATGGATTTTACGCAAAAGACGGCCTTTACTGGGTGGACGGGACCGGGTTTTACGCAAACGGTGAAAACAAAGGCACGGTGTCAGACGGCCGCAAACAGTTTGTCGGCATCGGCGCCTATATCATCGTTTTACCGGATAAAGCGTGGTACAACAGACTTACCGGTGAGTTTGGCCGCATGGAGGCGCAATGGAGCGGCGATGTAAAAATTCAGGATGGAACATACGCAGAGGAAGAGGCGAAGGCAAACACTATACACAGCTCCGGAGCGGCATGGTCAAATATCTTTCGAGAAGGCGATGCTGTTACGATCAGCGGCTGCGAAACGCATCCGGAGAACAATGTCACGATTATAATACGCGAGATCGATGGAGATTATCTGCGCTTTTATGAAAACAGTTTTCTCATTAACGACGGCGGGGATACAGAAACAGTGACGATCGCCAGGACTGTGCCAGAACTTGATTATGTTTGCGAAAACGAAAACAGGCTGTGGGGCTGTAAAAACGACACTATATATGCCTCAAAGCTGGGAGACCCGTTTAACTGGAATGTATATGACGGCATATCGACAGACAGTTTTGCAGTTGACGTCGGCAGCGCGGGTGATTTTACCGGATGCTGCAGCTATCTCGGGTATCCGTGCTTTTTTAAAGAGGAAAACATTTACAAAGTGTACGGAGACAAACCGAGCAATTTTCAGGTGATGGGCAGCGCATCTCTTGGCGTTGAGAGCGGAAGCTGGGGAAGCTGCGCCATTGCCGGTGAGATTCTTTTTTATCTTGCGCGCAGCGGAATAGTCGCATATTCGGGTGGAATCCCGCAGAACGCTGCGGCTTCGTTTGGCACTGAGAGGTATAAAAATGCCGTCGCCGGGAGCGACGGGATCAAATATTACGTTTCAATGCAAAACACTGATGACGTCTGGTCGCTCTTTGTGTTTGATACCAGGACAAACCTGTGGCATAAGGAGGATGATATCGAGATTGTGGGATTTGGATGGAATGAAGAATTGTACTTTCTCGATGCGCAGGGCAATATCTGGCTTAACGGCAATGCAAGGGAAGCGCCGGCCGGTGCGGTACAGGAAGGGGCAGTTGAAAGTGCGGCGGAGTTTGGAGATTTCGTCGAGAACGACCCGAATAAAAAAGGCACGTCGAAGTTACAGCTACGCATTGAGCTCGAGGCCAACGCGTCGGTAACTGTCAACATGCAGTTTGATTCTGATGGTGTGTGGCGGAAGGTGAGTGAATTAAGCACGACTGTGAAACGGAGCTTTTATCTGCCGATAATCCCGCGCCGCAGTGATCACTTTCGTATCAGACTTGATGGTGTTGGCGATTGGAAGCTTTATTCACTTGTACGCGAAAGCTATTCAGGAAGCGAGCTGTAAGAAAGGAGATAAAAATGGCTACTTATACATACGAACAGTTTGAGCAGGCGGCAAAAAACTCTGGTTTATACAATCAGTTTTCAAGTGCGGATCTTGCGCTGGCGCAGCAAAATCCGGATGCCGGCATGAGCATTCTTAAATATAAACAGGATTATCTGAACGCAACAACGGATGAAGCGCGGGCACTGGCCAACCTTGGGGCGGAGAATATCCGCAGCAGCTACGGCAACTATAAAGGCGGTTCAGATGGCAGCGGCTTTTATCTTGAGCCCTTGTCTCCGTCCAGCTTCGGCAGCAGCACAGCGCCGAACTACACAAACAGCTATGCAGGAGATATAGCTGATCTCTATGAACAGCAGAAAAACTACGGCAACTACGAGTATGCTGTGCCGGCACCGGAGTATACAAACAGATATGACGATACTATTCAGCAGATGCTTGGTGAGATTGTTAACCGCGAGGAGTTTGTTTATGATCCATCGACAGATCAGCTGTATGAACAGTATCGCAAACAGTATGCCAGAGAAGGACAGAGGGCGACGCAGGATGCGCTTGGGGCGGCTGCGGCGGCAACCGGCGGCATACCGTCCAGCTATGCACAGACAGCGGCAGGACAGGCGGCAAACTATTATGCGGCGCAGATGACGGATAAAATACCGGAGCTGTACCAGCTCGCGTATAACAAATATCTTAATGACTATAATATGCAGCTGAGCGGCCTTAGTGCTGTACAGAGCGCCGAACAGAGCGATTATGATAAATATCTCACTGCGCTGGCGCAGTACAATACTGACAAGAATTTTGATTACAATGCATGGCTTGATGCTTATAACATGATCAGCAACAACCTGAACACTGCCACAAGCCTTGAACAGATCGAATATAACAAATTCCTTAATGAGCTCAATCAGTACAACGCTGACAGAGAGTTTAATTACAATGTTTTGCTTGATGAGATAAACAGCCAGGCGGCAGAACGTAATGAGGCGTATAACCAGGCACAGACAGATTGGGAAAAACAGTATAACTTAGCGCTGCTAGCGGCTGAGTATGGAGATTACTCCGGCCTGCAGGCACTGGGGATTAATGTAGGCGGCGTTG